GTCCTGTTAAATCCTCATTTTCTCCAAGCATCTCTTTCAAACATTGCTTATAGCATGCTTTATCGTAGTTGGTTACAAAAAGCCTTCTACTTAACCGAAGGTAATCTGCAACAACAAATCTTTTCCATAATGGCAATTGAACTAACCATTCAGATGCTTGATTCCAATAATATCTTTTTTTAAGACAAGATAAATCTTGAGGTCTCTGTCTAAAAAAGTTCATGTGAGCTGAATCTGGTTTCCATGAAGTATCAATAGTCTCACGTGACTTAAAATCTCTGATTTGACCTAAAACACCCCATCTATCTTTGATTCTTCCATATGCTCTAACATATTCAGCATTAACAGGATATTTATGTGTTGAGACATCTTCACCTTCGTGTGATGCAAAATAATAAATAGGTGGTTCTAAACTTTCTCCTTTAATATAGTCTCTACAGTAGTTATATAATGTTTTACCATAACCCCACCATGAAGCTTTTTTCTTCTCACCTTTATCTGATTCGTCATCACTTGAATCTGATTCCTGTGTACTAACACTATCTTCATCTGCTTCTAAAGTAGATGGTAGTGTATTTTCCGTTACTACAGGTGCATCATCATCAGATAAATCATCTTCACTTACCATTTGCATTTTAGCTTGACCAGGTTTGGGTTTTCTTCTTCTAACTTGCTTCTGTGCCATTATCTGACCAATTGTGCGTGGTTTTTCTTTTGGTACAGCTAATTTATATTCATTTCCCTCCTTCTCAAACTTCATCTGTTTACCTTCCTTAACTTGTATAACCATTTTGGATGGAAGTACTTTAACTTCTGGTTCTTTTAACTTAAGATTTAATGGTACAACTTTATCCATAAGATCTGATGGTGGTTCGTTAAGTATAGCTGATGTTGCTATTAATGTTTTCCTTTGTTCTATACAATACGAAACCAACTGTTGAAAATTCAATCTGTGTGTAAACTTAGAATCACTTGAACCAAATTCAGTTAATATATCAAATTCCCAACAATCAGTAACCTTATGTGGGTCGTCACATTTGCCAAAATCTCCTTTCTTGTGCATCATGATTGGTACATGACACCTTCTAATTATTGCCTTAGAATCAGTTATACCTAAATTAGCCGGCATACCTAATTCGTTTGATGTAGTAACTACCAATTCTGATGAAAAGTTAGT